TGGTGTGCATAACAAAGGTCAATAAACTTGAGTCTTTGTTTTATGGGTAATAGTTTCCATTCCTTGAATGAAAAGTGGAGCTTGCTTTGAGAAATATAGAAGTACTCCGCCTCTATATCCCCCGTGGAAAGAAAAAATCGGTTGTCCCCACTATTGGATAAGGAACCTTTGAATGAGTAATTGGATTTTCCAAATCAGTAACCAAATTAGTAGTTGGATCATATTCATTAAGTTCATTCCTTATATCTAACATTTCTAGAGGAGAAAAAAATTTAAAATTCTGGACTCTTGTCCACCTTTCTTCCAACCAAAGGTATAATTCTCGGGCAAGTATTTCCTGATTCTTACTTTGTGAGTTATCTGGTAAGGTCATTAGGTATTTTTCACCATTACCATTTATATAGGTATACTTTAATTTCTTACCTGTCCTTGTAACAAATTCCTTTGTCTTTTCTTTACCTGCAACATGAGGTTGTATACGGTACTCGAAATAATCTGGGTGTTCTGGTTTGAAAGGAAATTCCTTCTTGGTATAATCCCAAATGTATTTAGCTAAGTCTTCCTCGTAGGCTACTGGTTCTGGAGTGTTCTCCCATTTGAAATCAAACTTGAGAAATTGGCCTAAAGAGAAAATTCTACTGGCTAGGATAATATAGTACTTATCACATAATTTCATTTCCATTACGTCCTGCAAGGTAATAGTACCATGGGGAGTTATATCTGAATCTACTACTATCGCAGCAATAAACTTATTGATAGAAGTTCCATCGGCTGCATCCCCTGAATTAGAGATAATATCATCATCATCGCCATTTTGCTGTCTTAATGTAACGGAATAGCCAGAGGGAGTTATTAATGAAACTATTTCGCCATAAATTTCGTGAAGTTTTTCGGGTGATTTCATAGGTTTTATTTTAAAATAGTATTGTACTGATTGGGTTTAAATTTCCAACTAGAAGAAAGGGGTCCCCTAGAGGACCCCCGATCTAATCAAAAAATTTCGAAGATTACAAAATTAAAGCCTGGAAAGTTTATCAACCGAGAGTTCAACAGTTTCAATGGAGTTTCCGGAATCCCCCCTATTATATTCAGAGGGAGTTATCTTACAAGGCCATACCCCAAATGCCTGCCAAGTATTAAGAACTGTTACGCCGTCTTCAGCCATCTCAGTTACGATAATGGTTTTCTTATAGATAAAGGGAATTGCTCCACCACCTATAACTGAACTCTGGCATGTATCAAACCAAGACCACATGTAATTATCTCCCTGAGAAGATGACATAAGTTTTTCGGCTTTGATATTAGCATACTCTACCCTTCCAGCAGTTTTAATGTTGTGGTTAGTATCCCCATGTTCATCCTGGGTAATACTAGACTCTGACATATCCACTTTCTGAAATAGGAAGGGGTTAATTGGATCAGGAGTTATCTGAATAGACCAATTGAATTTTTTTCTTGGATTAGCAAACTTTGCCATAATATTGGAATTTTAAGATTTAACTTACGAAATGAATACTCCTTCTCCCTGAACGAGCATAAGGTTGAATGTGAGTTCCTGCATTGATGGGATAGGCCATATTTTCAGGTTAATCTTGTATTTACCATTCTGAACATCAACCTTGTTGTTAACCTGAAGTTCATCGATGTTGTTAGCTTCCTGGTCACCATAGTATTCGTATTTATATATAGCACGATAGTCGGGTGAGGTAAGTTTGTCAAGTACCTGTTTAAGGTGGTAATATATTTTCTGGAATGTGATCGTATCGTTTGGTTCTTCCAAATACTGTTCCAGAACAGGTTTAATGATTTTCTTAAGCCAAATAACCAAGAATACTATATTAAGGAATCTCATCTGGTCTGAAGCATACTGAGCTGAGAAGTTGCCAGATAATTGGGTAATTCCATTTTTAACAACCAGCATATTGACCTGAGCATTAGCCAGAGTGTTAAGGTCTGTGAAAGATGCGGGTGAACCGAAGTTGGTAACCACCCCAAGGGCATTCTGAATCTGGCTTCTGTTCCAACCTGCAAGAGAATACCAAGGGCCAAAGTTGTTTGCCACATAAGCAGCAATACCCAGAATATCTCCCATTTCAGGAATTGCTTTTTCAATTAAAGTCCTTTCCTGGCGAACCCTTATACCACCTGCATAAAAAGCCCCATAAGGTGAGTTATTACCAACAGAAACCCTTTCTGCAACTATGGTACCGGCAGTAACTAATGAGTTAGCAAGATGGGCAAAGAATACCAAATCCTGTCTTGTATTAGCATAAGTAATACCGGCAGTATTAATAGCAGTAGTACTCATCTCAGGAATAGCAAGTATAGAGATATCATCCACGTTATTGAATTTTTGTAGGGCAGCTGTGTAATCTCCAGCGACATGGCCTGAAGGGTTAAGTCCCCCAGTAAATGCTGAAGCAGCCAATACTACAGGTCTTAAAAGAGTAGCAGTAGTTGTATCTGAATAGTTGAAGTCCATTAATTGTGACATGGACTTGATTTCGTCAAGTACAGTTTGAACTCCAGGAAGACCCAAGACGAATTTTGGAATATTAATATATGTCTCATTAAGTTCGGGTTCAAGGGCATGAGTGATATACATATTCCAATAGTCGGCAGTAATACCATTGGAGGGGTTCGCAATTTCAATACTTATATTATTGTAATCAGCTCCGTGATATTTTGGTTGAGCAGTAAACAGGGTTTTTGGAGAACCATCGGAGTTCTGTATGTTTTTAGCAGTAGCCTTAACAGCAGCTACAGAGGTAGCATTAACCCTACATACACGAAGCCTGGCATCACGTGCCATAGCTCTTTTACAAAGAAATGGGAAATCAGAAGTTGCATCTGTTAACCCACCATATAATCTTTCAAATTGCGCCCAGCTATTTATTACCTCTTTCTCGGGCATTTCAATAGGACCCCTTTTGGTAATCCCAATAACACCCACAATAGCTGGTTGTGGATCAGATATTCCAGGAGTAAAATTCTTTACATTAAACTGGACTTTTGCAGTGTTGGGCATAGTAATATATTTTTAAGTTTCAATTCTTATAATTAAAGATAAATTAGTATTGTTCTTTAGTTAACCTACTTAGCAACTAAATTACCCGTAACCGTTGCCTGAATATTTACTATACCTTTAGGTTTATAATCAACCTGTACACTTGGTACTGCGGTTTCTCCCCAGATTCCATCAATGTATTTCATGACATTAGGATGTAGGTTAATTTTAGTAATTTTGGCAATATTACGTTCAATAACTCTATCTTCAGTATCCCAACAATCAGATACCTGATAAGCATATACCTTTTCCATTAACCCAGTATCTTGATCATCAATATGGAAAAAGTTTAAATACCTACAGAAAAAAGTGTTATTGGTACCATCATAGAAAGGGACATAACCTCTACGTTGAATTGCCAGGGCTATTAATGAATTTAGTATTCTTTCTTGTTCAACTGTCCCACTAATTAAATGAGCATTCACAAAGAAGTCTACAGTTTGGGGGGGAGTGACCAGGGACTGGTAATTTTGCCCCTGGTCAAGGTAAAACCTCTGGGGATCGCCCCCTAATGCCCCGGGCAAGAAGTTGCCTGTATTAATTACAATACGTGGTACTTTCTTAATCCCTTTGGCCAAATTTGATCCCTCATTAAATAACTCTATAGCAAAACCCTTTAAGGCTACTATATTCGAAATAGCAATATTATAATCTGCATACCCCTGTTCTGTATCTGGGTATATTAAGATATTAGGTAAATAACCTTTATCAACTAACTCTTTACGTATTACCTCAAATAGGCTACGTTCTATTGTCTCTTGTGCATTTGATAAAGCTGTGCTTGACATTATCTAGCGAATTTTTTAGATACTCTTATTCCCTTTTCTAAAAACTTACCCATAATAGCTGCTTCAATGTATTTCCTTATCCCCTCTTTACCACCCATAGTAAACCTAAACGTATCTGAGAAAATTGGTCTTGGTTCTACGTATACATCTTTTGTAGCATAACCATGTTCAAGAGCATTGGCATACTCATCAACATTGAACTCATTGTTTCCTTTGTGGTAATCTGGTCCTGGTATATCTTTTGGTATTCCAACCATGAATCGAGTTTCATTAGAGTTAGGCATAACTTCTACTGAATCTTTCATTAGGCCACTCCATACTAATAATCTACCACCACCCCCATGTCTGGCTTTAAAAGCAGCATAGTCTGGGGCCATGGGAGCATAACCAAACCTTTTACCACCTGCTGCTATATTTCTCTGAACAGCCTCTTTATACTTTTCTGCAAAAGCCCTTTGTCCTCTTCTAGCTGAAGCCGCTAACAATATATCAGAATTCCGAATTAATGTGTTAAACTTAATCCAGTCTCCCTCATATCTTACCTTAACGTTAAAGGAACCCCTCGGTAATAAACCTTGGGAACCCTCTTCAAAGAATCCAGCCATTTAGTATTTATTAGAACCCGTTAGAGTTTCCATCCGTTTAACAATAATATAAACCAGAAGCGGATCATCTTTAGCTTGAGCTGCAGGAGTCTCCCCAGCTGGTTTAAGTTTTTGACCTTGGTGTACGAAATAGTCCAAACCAGGATCCATAGCAAAATTACCATTAACATTAATATACCCAAGTTCATTTAAGTAGTTTTTATTAAATATGATTAGCATACTTTCCTCATCAAGGCCCCCTGATTCTGTTTCTTTGGTCATAGGCCATGACCGGTAAACGTTATATGATATAAGGGCTTTTAAATCAATATGAGAAGTCTTATTTAGGGTTTTATTATCCTCACCAAATCTTTGTAAGCCATGAGTATGCCTTACCCAAGTTATTATATCTTGGTTAAAGTCATTATGAACACTATTAATGATTGCCTTATAGTTGGCCCATACTGCATCACTTATCATATTGTCTCCTCTTCAATTAGACCTTGACTTGCAACTGTTGTTTCTTCTGGGAAAAGTTTAAAGTCATCATTAGTATAAAACTTAGGAAAGAAAGGTACTTTATTAGCCTTACACATTGGGACTTTAACTTTTAAAAAATTAGCTAAACCACATATATCTGATATCAATGTATCTAATGCACTACCTTGTGGTCCGGCTTTCATTATCTTTTCTAAACCATCACCACCAGAAAAGAACTCAACCTCAGATGGGCCAGTTACTATCTTTTTAATATCTCCACCTGATAAAGCTGTTTCATTATGAATAGTAGCTGTACCGAAGATATGCATGATACTACCCTTAGCAGCCAACATTAAAACATCATAGGCTATTAACTTTGCTATGAAGGCATTCTGCATAGGTTGCCAGGCTGAGTCAACATTAAGATTACCTTCTCCCACATAAAAGGCGTTCATTAGGAATCTTCTCCAATAAGTTATTCTCTGACTTCTGTAATCTTCCGTTAAGGTTATATCTGTTGGTAATTCTGAGGCAAGGTAAGCTTCTATACTCTCACTGAACGGTACATATTGTGATACTGTTAAATTGCCTTTAGTTAAGGGTATCTTAGTTAACCCAGAAGTTGTCTCTTCTACTAAGTACTCATACTTTCCTAAAGCAGTTAAGTCAGTAGCAAGAAAATTAAAGATCACCTTACCAGTTAATATTGTTACAGAACCAGATATCTCTAAAGGAGTACTGGTTAAGTATAATAACAATTTAACAGTACTGCCCGTCATATCATAGACAGTGTCATCATCATTAGTAAAAGCAAATGTTCTACTTTGATTTTTATCCTTAAATAAAGTGAAATCTATTTC